GTATATCGCTGAAAGGACAGGGTTGTCGGACACATTTATATACCAGGTAGAAAGAGGCGAAAAAGGAATTTCGGCTGAGAATTTGAAAAATATAGCTGAAGTTCTCGAAGCTGATACGGATTATTTGCTGTTCGGAAATTCAAACAGACACAGTGATGACGAGTTAATCAGATTAACAGGCAAACTTGACGAGGACAAAAGAAAAATTGTTATCGCTTTTGTCAAAGTCATCGATGAGAAGTAAATAAATGTCTGAGTAAGAAGAAACCGCCTTTGATAAGGCGGTTTTTACACTGATAAAAAAAATTTTAAATTATGGCTGTTTTGTGTTGCTTTTTTGTCACAAATATGATATCATATAATACAACTTCCATTATATTACATTTTAACTTGTCGAATTGAAATAAAAATTTTTATAAATTTATAAATACTACTTGCAATTACGCACAGAGTGTGATATAATGAAGTTTCTAAAAATCACACTTTGAGAGTTGACATAATAAAAAAATACACAAAAAGTGAGGGTTCAGGAAAATGACGGCAAGCAATCAAAACACAAAGAAAGCATTAAATATTTTTTTATCATTAAGCGAAGATAATCAAGGCAAAGTCATTCTTTATCTTCTGAAGATTGAAGAGACTGTAAAAGCTGAATCACAAGCTCCTGACGTTCCTCCGGCACTTTTTCAAACAATTCAATAAATAGTTTTGCTTTTTCGGGAAGCTCCTGTGTTTGCAGGGGCTTTTCTTTTTTGTCTGTTTCGTCTCTTAGATAAGCGACTGTAGTGTTCAGGGTATCGGCTATTATTTTTAAACGCTCGTCGGGAATGTCGCTGTTGCTTTTTGTTATATTGTTAAAATATACTTTTGTAAGTCCTAATTTTTTTTCACATATATATGATAATGAAAGCCCTTGCTCTTTTGCAAGGGTTTTTATTTTGTTCATATTAAACAAAATATATCACTCCTTAAAATCTTAATATGTATAACATTACAAATTGTAATGTTTCTCAAGAAAAAGTATTGACATATTACAAAATGTAATGTATAATATACTTACAAACAACGACACGCACAATATATCAAAAATTTTTTTTCGTGTCAACCGTGCGGATTTTCTGATATACTGTAATCAGAAAATATTAGTATTGTCAATAAGGGTATTGACAATACTAATATAAAGACTTCTCGACGCGTAAGAAAATAAAAAATTTGCCGTCGGTTTTTTTTAGCGGTTCGGCGTTAAAAAATTATCAGATGAAAACAAAAAAAAGAAAGGAGGAAAAAATGGATACGTTTCTATTACAGGGATTATGGATAGTATTTGTTTTTACTGCTTTTATAGCGGCATTTTTCCCGTTATTTTATTTGATTCTCGTTTGGTATGAAAGAGACGAAAGTCTTTCAAAATGTCTCATATGTTTAACCCTTTTTGTTCTTCTTTTTGCCGCCGTATTCATTTCGGGGATTATATTGATTAAGTTTTTTGCATAAATCCGAAAACAATAAACACTTTAATAACTCCAAAAAGAAAGTGAGGTAATATTATGAACGAATGGAGAGTCTCGCATAACTTTATAGGCGGCAGAGATATGTATATCGTTTATAAACTCAGGGACGAAAAAGAAATTGACCACAGCGGCAATCGAACGTATGCTACGCAGTATATGGACGACGAAGAAGAGGCTTACAGATTTGCCGCGGAACTGAACTCTTTGTAGAACTCGGAGGTGATACTTATGGGCAGAAAGAAGAAGACTCCCGACGAAAAAGTACGGGACAGGTTCTTTTCTATCGTTAATTCGGAGAGAAAGAAAAACGGTATCTCTCTTGACGATCTGGCTTGTCTGTGCGGCACTACAAGCCGAACGATAAGCAATATGCAGAAAGGACGGTCTCCGTTAAGGATCGATATAATGTGCAATATCTCAATCGCTTTAAAGTTCGATTCGGAGGATATTAAATACATATGCGACCCGATGGAGTTCAAGCCGTTAAATTTATCATTAAAGAGGTGATTTTGAATTGACTATGAAAGCGAGAATTGTCAATCAGGGACTCGGACTCAAAGAGATACGCGAAATTCTGAAAGACAGATATCGGATACTTGCGGCTATTCCCGAAATATCTTACGCGATAAACAAAAAAAGGCTTACGCCTAAAAGCGAAGAAATATGCAGGGCGATTGACGATATACTCTGCGGAATGGAAAAAGGATCGTCAACAATATCTTGACCATATTGTTGACGATCAAGAAAAATAAGGTAAAAAAATGTTTTTCGGACCTATTGTATCAGAAAATGGAACAGATGTCAATATTTTTTAGGAAAGAGGAATAAAAATGTTCAGCATAGACGGAATAACGTTGTTAGTCGCGCCGATAGCGGCGGTCTTGACGCTGATGTATACGTTACATAACGGAAAGGATGTAAAGTAGAATGAAAGGATATAAAGCATTTGGCTCAGGTATGGTTTGCAGAGGTAAACAGTATGCTGAAAATACGATATTTGAAGAAACCGGAGCGGAAATTTGCAGAAAGGGTATGCATTTCTGCAAAAATCCCCTTGACGTTTTGGAATATTACCCTCTCGTAAACTATAACGGAGAAATAACAGAGTTTGCGGAAGTTGAAGCTTTGGACGAAGCGTATACTAATGACGATAAAAAATATTGCACTAAAAAACTTAAAGTCGGCGCAAAAATAGATTTTACGAAATTAGTACAGGCGAGTGTAAATTTTGAGTTTAAGAAAAAATCAAACGTTAAAACAACGAGTGAGAACTACGCAAAGATAGGCTCGTCGGGCTACGCCGCACAGATAGGTTCGTCGGGCTACGCCGCACAGATAGGTTCGTCGGGCGACTTCACACAGATAGGCTCGTCGGGTAACTACGCACAGATAGGCTCGTCAGGCGACTTCACACAGATAGGCTCGTCAGGCGACTTCACACAGATAGGCTCGTCGGGTAACTCCGCAAAGATAGGCTCGTCGGGTAACTCCGCAAAGATAGGCTCGTCGGGTAACTACGCACAGATAGAAAGCAAAGGGAAAAACAGCGTTATATGCTGTGCCGGACATAATTCGAAAGTTAAGGCTAAAAAAGGCAGTTGGATAACTCTTTCAGAATGGAAACATATAAGTCAAGAATGGTTTCCCGTATGCGTAAAGACTGAGAAAGTTGACGGAAAAATAATCAAAGAAGATACGTTTTACATATTGAAAAACGGAGAATTTACGGAGGCAGAGGAATGAGCTATGAAACATATCATCAGTATTTGCCTGACAACGAACAATTCCGTTGTTTCGGCAATCAATGGAAAGACCCCGAAGACGAATACTTGGACGAGCCGAAGTCGTGCCGGATATGCGGCGAAGAGTTTCTTCCCGACGTATGGGGAGATTATCCGCTTGAAGACGGAGTTTGCAGAAACTGTATTGAGGAAAACGCCACGCTTCCGAACCTGAAAGCCGCGGGCGATTACTGCAAGGAAGACCCTGACATAAACGGTTTTTTCGCTTTCGCGTTTTCTCCGTCGGAGATAGACGAAATTCTTGAAGAGAAGTTTAAGGAGCTGCTTTTGCTTAATCCCGACAAGGCGAAAAAGATAATTTTCGAATACATAGACCGCGAACCCGATTATTTCGCTCAGTTCGTGAAAAAGGAGAGGTAAGATATGGAATACAAAAGAATCGAGGATGTAAACAAAAGGCTGACCTCCGTTGACATTAAGGGGAAAATGTATAATACCGTAAATCAAAGAATTTTAGCTTTCAGAGAGCTTTTTGAAAACGGAAGCATAGAAACTGAAATCGTAAGTCTCTCGGACGGAATATGTACCTTTAAAGCTGTCGTAAGAGACGATAACGGCAGAATAATATCGACAGGCTACGCTCAGGAAAAGGAATCGTCTTCTTTCATAAACAAAACCTCTTACATAGAAAATTGCGAGACTTCGGCTGTCGGAAGAGCGTTAGGATTTATCGGAATCGGGGCGACAGAATCTATCGCGAGCGCGGAGGAAGTTCTGAACGCGATATCAAATCAGAATAAAAAGGAAGAAGAAACTCCGAAGCAAAACGCTCCCGCAAAAACGAAATGCCGTCGCTGTAAAAAGAATATAACCGACGAAGAAATGACCTATTCTATGGAAAGGTTTAAAATGCCGCTCTGCAACGACTGTCAGATTGCCGCCGAAGAATATGAAAAGGCAAAGACAGCCGAAGCCGAACGGAAAACCTCCGAATGGAAGGTATCCCCGTGATTATCGGAAACGCCGAAAAAATCATACAGTGGCTTTTTCGGCAGGAAAAAGGAAAGCTGTTTGAAATAAAGGAAAAATCAAATAAACGTTCTCTTAGCCAAAACGCTTACGCGTGGGTTCTTATCGGAGAGATTGCGGACAAACTCCGGGAAAGCAAAGAAGACATATATTTCAGAATGTTAAAAGAGTACGGACAGGCTGTTATCGTAACATTGAGAGAGAATATAGATCCGTCGGGATATTTGAAATATTACGAAGAAGCCGGCGAAGGCGTTACGAACGGGAAAACGTTTAAGCATTACAGAGCGTTTAAGGGCAGCAGTGAGTTTGACACAAGGGAAATGTCAATATTCGTTGACGGTATCGTAAGAGAAGCGGAACAGCTCGGAATCCCGACACTCACGGACGAGGAAATAAAAAGACTTAGACTTTAAAATTTGAGGAATACATAATGAAAAGCATAATAACAGACGAAAAGAAATGTTTCTTCTGCGGCTCTTACCGCCGGATAGAAGAACACCACATCTTCGGGGCGGCAAACAGAAAGAACTCCGAGAAATACGGGCTTAAAGTTCCTCTATGCCATTACTGCCACAACGAACCGCCGAACGGCGTTCATCATAACAGGGAACGGAATTTAACGCTTAAAAGGCTCGGTCAGAGAGCGTTTAATATGACCTATCCCGAACTCGATTTTATGAAGATATTCGGAAGAAACTATCTGTAAAGGAGATAAAAATGAACTTAAACAAAATAATTCTAATGGGCAGAATCACGGCAGACCCCGAAATCAAAAAAACTCAGTCGGATATAAGCGTATGCCGTTTTACCGTCGCTGTGAACAGAAGAGACAAAGAGAAAACGACCGATTTTATCGAATGTTCCGCTTTCAGAAATACCGCTGATTTTATCGGAAAGTATTTTAAAAAGGGTTCGGCGATAATCGTCTGCGGCGCTCTTCAGACAAACAGTTTTACAGACAAAAACGGAAACAAAAGAAAGTCGTATTCGGTAATCGCCGACGAGGTTCGGTTCGGGGAAAAGAAAAACGCCGAAAGACAAGCCTCTCCGAACATCGGGGCGGAGAACTTCGACGAGTTCTTTTCCGACGCGGGAAACGAGGAGCTTCCGTTTTGAAATTCGTAATCCCCGGCAGACTGCCCTCTCTTAACGATTACATAAACGCCTGCCGGAAAAATAAATACGCGGGGGCGAAATTCAAGAAAGACTCGGAGGACTTTATACGGTACTGCGTTAAAAACGCGAAACTTCAGCCTTTGAGCGTTCCCGCCGCGTTATCGGTCAAATGGTACGAACCGAACGAAAAAAGAGACGCGGACAACGTTCAGAGCGGTCAGAAATATATCCTTGACGCTCTCGTCTCGGAAAAGATACTTAAAAACGACACGAGACGGTATGTAAAGCAGATAAATCACGAAATTTTAACTGACAGAAAAAATCCGAGAATAGAAGTTGAAATAAAGGAGGAATAAGAATGAAGATCACGGAAGAAACACGCAGAGAAGCGAACGAAACGGCGGATAAGAGCAAACGAAGAAGAGAGATACTCGATATACTGAAACAGTTCCCGAACGGACTTACGGCAAAGGAAACGGCGGTTCTGATGTATTCTGAGGGGAAAATACCGACAAGCGAAAGAAACTTTACGGCTCCGAGACTTAACGAACTCGAACACGAGGGAAAAGTTTTTGTTTCGGGCAAAAAGAAATGCAGATATACGAATAAGACCGTTTCGGTCTATACGGCGAGGGATTAAAATGGCGGAAGTTAAATGGATAAAACTCGCGACGGATATTTTCGACGACGAGAAAATAAAGATAATAGAATCGCTTCCGAAATCGGACACCCTTCTTGTTATCTGGTTTAAGCTTCTGTGTCTCGCGGGAAAGCAGAATAACGGCGGAGTGTTTTGTCTCGGCAGCGTTCCGTATACCGAAAAGATGTTTGCGACAATCCTCGGAAGACCTTTAAATACCGTAAAAACCGCTTTTGAAGTCTTTGAAAATTTCGGAATGATCGAGCGTATCGACGGTACGGTGACAATACCGAAATGGGAAAAACATCAGTCTCTTGACTCTTATGAAAAGCGAAAAGAAAAAGACCGATTGTATCAGAAAGAACGCCGAGACAAACAAAGACAAATCGTCGGGAAATCGTCCGACACGTCGGCAGACAGTCGACAGAAAATCGAATATAAATCGCCCGACGTCGGCATTGTAGAAGTAGAAGAAGATAAAGAACAAGAAAAAGAAAGAGATATAAGAGAAAGAAAAAGCTGCTGTCGCAGCTTAAAAGAAAACGACGACAACGGCGACGGCGTAACGGAAAAATCCGACGACCCGAACGACCGTATCGAACGGTGGGGCGGAGAACTTGGGAAAGGCGTTGTGTATCTTTCGCAAAATCAGTTTGACAGTCTGCTTGATATTCTCGGTATGGACGGAGTAAACCGTTATCTTTCGAAACTTGCCGATTTCATCATCGAGAAAGACGCGAAAGTTAAAAATCATTACGAAACGATTCTTCGGTGGTATGAAGAAGATAGAAAAATAAAGCTATGAAAGAGATAATAAAAAATATCCATAAAAAATCAGCGGGTTATTTTTTGATACGCGTAATAAAAACAGCGGCGGTTCTGCTGTGTTTGGCTGTCGGTCTTTTGTTCTTTCCGACAAAGACAGCAGAAACGGAGTTCGCGGCATACGCTCCGCCGGGAATAAAGCGGGAAACGAAAGAAACCGAAACGACGGTATCCGCTCCCGAAAAAAGTTACTTCGAGACCGAAGCCACGCTTACGGCTTACTGTCCCTGCGAAAAGTGTTCGGAGGGGTACGGAAGAAACACCGCGACAGGAAAGACCGCAACAGCGAACCGAACCGCCGCCGTTGACCCGAAAGTAATTCCTTACGGAACAAAAATCGAAATTGACGGCAAAACCTACGTTGCCGAGGACTGCGGCGGAGCGGTTAAGGGTTACGCAATAGATATCTTCTTCGACACGCACGAAGAGACGAAAAAATTCGGAAGACAAAAGAAAATTGTTAAGATTTATGAGGACTGAGAAATGACAGACGAAATAGAAATGACGGCATTGCCGTCGGGCGAAATTGAGGTTACATACGAGGGCGGAGGCTTTACCGCCGAAAGCTGGAGCGACGCCATTAAGAGACTTGAGGGGATAGAATTAAGATGAACACAGAACTGAAACCCTGTCCGTTCTGCGGAGAGGAAGCAAAACTTAAAGAAATTGCCGGACGATACGCGGTCGAATGTTCGAAACACCGCGTCGGAACGGTAATAAAAAACGATAAAAACAAAGTTGTTGAAATTTGGAACAGGAGAACGGAGAAATGAGAGAAATATTATTCAGAGGTCAGACGCGTAAAAAAGGCGAAAAGGTAAGAGTTGACGGCAGACCCGTTGAAAGCAACTGGGTATACGGCGGAATATTTCACCAAAACGACAGAGGCGGCAGTTTTTCGGTTATTTATTCATATGACCCTGTTGAAAAACACGTTGTATACGCCGATACTGTCGGACAGTTCACAGGTGTTTCCGACAAAAACGGCGCAAAGATATTCGAGGGGGATATAGCTGTAATCGACGGGAACGAAACGGGAGTTATAGAGTGGGCGGACGATACCGCGAGCTTTGTTGTTCGATATTATAAAATGGGCGACACCCATTTACACTGTTATTGGGAGCATAACTTACAGGTTATCGGCAATATTATCGACAATCCCGAACTTCTGAGAAAGGATTAAAACGAATGGAAAGACCCGAGTCATATTATAACGATTTAATCGGAAAACGGTTCGGCAGGCTTACGATACTCAAAATAAAAAGAGAATACAAGAAAAATATTAAAGCTGTCTGTTCTTGCGACTGCGGAAATATCAAAGAAATTCAGCTTGAAAAGGTTGTTTCAGGCTCAACAAAATCCTGCGGCTGCCTGAAAAAAGAGCAGGACGCCGTTCGCAGATTCGGATATTATGACCCGAAAGTTACGGACACTTTATGCTGGGAATGCTCCCGATCGGGAAACGAATGCTCATGGCTTCGCGATTTCACGCCGGTTAAAGGCTGGAAAGCGACAAGATACGATTACATAACGATTTATAAAAAAACAATGAAAAACGTAAAACGGACGGGGAAGGGGTATTGTATTACGGACAGTTATATTGTAGAAGAGTGTCCGTTGTTCGTTAAAAGAAAAAAGAGGGAAGAAAAACTTCCCTCCGGGCAATTTACTGATTCAGAAAATCGTCAATAGCCTTTTTTATTATCTGAGCCTGCGGTATTCCCTTATCGATACACTTTTGTTTGAATGCCGCCGCCGTTTCTTTCGGTATCATAGCGTAAATTCTGTCGTAAGTTTTTTTATTGTAACGCGTTTTTACGGCTGTTGAGGTTGTTGTCTTACGCTTCTTTGTTTCCATTTTTCCGCCTCGCAAAATCATATATCGTTTTTATAAGCAATACTGTTCCGACGATTCCGAACAGTATCCGCACGTATATATTAAACCCGATAAAAGAAGATACGATTACGAGTATACATACGGCTAAGTGTAATAAATTATCTAACACATTTGACATTCTCCTTTTCTTTTGATATAATATAGTTACCCCTTACGGGGGAGGGGCTTTCGCCCCTCTTGAGATTTACCACCATCTTAATGCGGCTATCAATGTGCCTATGGCGATTAAGGCATTGATTATTAAATTCGCAATTTCGATGGTGGATTTTTTTTGCCTTTTCATATTGTCACCTCCTTTATGTATATATTATATCATACTCGGGTGAGTATGTCGAAAGGCGAAGTGTGAAGTTTTTGTAAATATTTTCCTATTGCCTTGCGTACATGAAAATTTAAAGTGTGATATAATTAAGCTATAAAATATACGAGGTGCAAATATGGGGATTATAAATTACGATTTGGAAAAATGAGTGGTTAAATGAATAAAGAAAATCTTTTGAAAGGTGAAAAAACGAGATTTAAAAGCGGAGAAGAAGCGGCAAAGAGCGGAAGAAAAGGCGGAATCGCAAGCGGAATAGCGAAGCGGAAGAAGAAAAACACTGCGGAACTTATCAATATAATGCTGAACAGCAAACTTACGGATAAGAATAAAAAGGTCGTTCAGGGGATTGCCGAGCAGCTTGACGAAGAAGATCTGAGCGTTAATTCTCTTCTTATTGCCGGAATGATAAAGGCGGCGGTCGGCGGAAATACGAAAGCGTTCGAAGCGTTACAGGAATATCTGAATAAAGCCGAAAAAAACGCCGATATAAATTCCGAATATCATATTCCCATAACTGATATAACGACGGATTTCGTTGAGCTTCACAGGCTCATACATAATGTTTGGCAGGGAAAGAGCGACGTCCGTGAAATCATATTGAAAGGCGGCCGAGGTTCGATAAAGAGTAACTATATAGCCGCCTTATGCGAAGAAACGATATATAATGACCCTATGGCGCATTGCGTGTTTACAAGGCGTTATAAAACGGATTTAAGGGGGTCTGTATATAATCAGTTTATAAAAACGATCACAAGGCACGACAGGCTTGACGATTGGGAATTTACAACTTCGCCGATGACGGCAAGATACAAGAAAACGGGGCAGTGCGTTTTGTTTGTCGGAGCGGACAAGCCTATATCTTTAAAGTCGTATAATTTGCCTTTCGGATATGTCAAACTCCTTATTCACGAAGAATGCGACGAAATGGCGGGAGTCGCTCAGATGGATAATCTTGAAGATACTTTTCTCAGAGCCGACACTTCGGCTCTCGATATAAAAGTGTTTAACCCTCCTCAGTCCGCGTCAAACTTTATGAACGATTACACCGCAAGCAAGATAAACGATCCCGCGACGGCCGTATTTCACAGTTATTATTATAACGTTCCCGTCGAATGGCTCGGACAGCGATTTTTTGACCGCGCGGAATGGTTTAAAAAGAATAAGCCGAGATATTATAAAAACAATTATCTCGGAGAGGTTACGGGAACGGGCGGAACAATCTTCGAAAATGTGGAAGTCAGAGAAATATCAGACGAAGAGATTGAAACAATACCTTATTTTTATTACGGACTTGACTTCGGTTTCGAACATCCTCAGGCGTTTATAAAATCATACTATGACCCTGAGACCGATATTTTATATGCTGTCGAGGAGGTATATTCGAGGAGATGTAAAAACTCCACTTTCGCGAATAAGATAGCGAAATATAAAAATAATGAGATAATAGCCGACAGCGCGAGACCCGACAACATAGCGGATATGAACGACTGGGGATTTAACGTCATAGGCGCCGTTAAACGCTGGGGAGCGAATAAAGGACGTGACTACTGTTGGGAATGGTTGCGGCAGACCAATAAAATAGTCGTTGACCGAAGAAGAACGCCGCATTTAACCGACGAACTTTTAAAACTTGAATTTGAACAGCTGAAAGACGGCACGTTTTCAAGCGAATATCCGAAGCTCGGCGAGGACTGCGTTATGGCTTTAATATACGGACTTAACAGGGTTATAAAGGAATCCCGAAGACAGGATTTATATAAAAATGAAGATTTAGAGGAGGAAACAGAGGAAGAATATGAAGATTAGCGAGATTGCAAAGGAGTTTTTTATAAAAATAGCTAAAAAGTTAGGACTTGAGCTTCAGAAGAAACCGGAAACAAAAAGTTTTTACAGCGATACGGGGTTTAATCCGACGGCAATAGGAGCAAACGTCGTTGCTTCGATAGCTATTGACGACAGCGAAATCATAATTGACGGAAACAATAAAAGAGCGGACGCTATCCGAGAAATGGTTGATTATTTCGTCGAAGATATTGAAGATATAGCCGCCGAGGTTTCTCTCGGTACGGGCGACTGTGTCGTAAGACCGTATACCGACGGTAAAAATATCGGTCTTAACGTTATAGGGAATAACGATTTCATTGTGACGGAGAGTATCGGAACTCGTTTAAAAGGCGTTATAATGAAGATAGACGAATATTCGGCAGATACTAAGACTTATCGTTTATTTGAAAGTCAAAGCCTGAAAGATACGGAAAACGGTTCCGTTGTTTACATAAGGCGTTTTGCTTATCTTAACGATAACGAGACCGATATACGGTCAACAAATTGGAAAGGCATTTCCCCCGAAGATACGGTTCTTTCGGAACAGTTATTGCTCGGAAGATATAAATGCCCGACAATAAACAGAGAAAATTATAACTCTGCAAACGGCGTTCCGATTACGTTCGGATTTGATACGATAATCGAAAACGTAAAAAAGAAATACGCTCAGTTTAACGACGAGTTTGACAGAAAACAGGCTGTTACCTTTATTGACAGAACTCTTGTCAGGGAAGACTCCGACGGCAAAGCCCCGAAAAAGTATAAAATGGACGGTCACGAGTTTATAAACACGACGGGTAATCTGAACGAAGGTATTTCGTCAATGATACAGGATTATTCTCCCGATATCCGTTCCGCCGATTTTCAGCTCGGCGAAGATTTTAACCTTGCCGTTCTCGAATTATGCTGCGGTTTTTCACGGGGCGTTTTCACAAAACCCGAAACCTCTTTCGCGACTGCCACAGAGATGAAAAACTCTTTGAAGAAAACGTTCTCTTTCGTTAAGAAGTTTCGCAGAAAGATTGAAAGCGGAAATAAAATGCTTTTTAAAGCGATCGACATAATAATGAACCTTAACGGAACGACGCCGCTCGGAGATTGGGAAATCCGTCACGAATGGAGTTATGATTATATAGAACAGACGCAGGAAAAGTTCAATCAGCTTATTCAGGCTCACAGTATCGGAGCTGTTAAAACGTCCGACGTTACGGCGTGGGTCTTGGATATGTCTCAGGAAGAAGCGGAGCTTTACGTTTCCGAAATATCCGAAGAAACAGAAACCGAAGAGGCAGAGATTTCGGACGACGACGGTTTTAATAATACCAATGACGGAGGAAATAAAGATGAATGAAGAAATGAAAATGAAACTCCTTGATCTTTTGGCGGAGGGCGTTCCGTGTCACTTTACCGACTGCAAGTTATGTAAATATAATAAAGCAGACCAAAGTATATACGACTGCGATATACAGCGGCTCTGTGACTTTCTTATTCGCGAGGGCGTGAGGGTTGAACTATAACATCCTTGACGAAAAGTGGATTGAAAGTCTTCCCGAAGAAGTTGAGAAGCTGTTCCGCGAAATAAGCCTTGATATAACCGCCGTTATATGTCAGCGTATAAAGGCGGTCGGCAGGCTTTCAAAAACCGATATTATACGGCTTACGAACGCTTATCAGTATTACGGGGCGGATATAAAGAAGATAAGCGAAATAATATCGGGCGTAACGGGCAAGAGCGAAAAAGCGGTTCTTTCAATTCTTAAAAAGGCGGCGGAAGAGAGCGACAGTTTCGCGGAGGTGTTTTATTCGGCTCGGAATATAAAACCTTTGTCCTATCTTTCGGACAGCTATCTTTCGGACGCTCTTTATTCGGCGGCGGAACAGACGAACAAACGGTTTAAAAATCTTTCAAATTCCACTTTGTATTACAAAGCGGAAAACGGAAAACTGTTGTCCGTAAACGAAATGTATACGAGGGCGATCGATAAGGCGATATATGAGGTTCGGGGCGGAACGGTCGATTATAATACCGCGATGAGAAAGACTGTCAGGCAGTTGGGCGGCGGTCTGTACATATATGAGAGCGGAAAGAAAACAAGACTTGACAGCGCAGTGCGGATGAATCTTCTTGACAGCGTTCGTCAGTTAAATCAGAAAACGCTCGATTATCACGGCAAACAGTTCGGTTCTGACGGAGTGGAACTTTCGGCTCACGCGATTTCCGCTCCCGATCACGCTCCCGTTCAGGGACATCAGTTCCGAAACGAAGAGTTTGAAAAAATGCAGTCGGGATATATGAGCATTGACGTAAACGGCGTCGTATACGACGGGTTTGAAAGACCCATAGGACAATGGAACTGTAAGCATTTCGCCTTTCCGATAGTCGTCGGCGTTTCCTCTCCGGCATATACCGAGGAAGAACTCGAAAATATGCGGGAGAACTCAAAACAAAAGTATGATTTGACTCAGAAACAGCGAAAATACGAATTACAGCTCAGGAAGCTGAAAGACGAGAAATCCGCTCAGGAACAGGCGGGGTTTGACTTCGACGCGAGAGAGACGCAGCTGAAAATAAGGAAACTGCAAAAGGAATATAAGACGTTCAGCGAAAAGAACGGTTTAAGATACTCACCCGAACGGGCGAGAGCTCAGAAGAGCGAGAAAAACACGCAAATCAGCTTGACAAACAGCGTCAATAACGATATAATAAGATCAGGTGCACTTAATCCTTACGGAAAAGCGGCGGATAAACATGCGGATCAGTATTATGAGTTTATCAGAAAAATAGATACCGACGTTAAGCGTATTTCAGAGAACACGGGTATTCCTCAGTCAGATATTGCTGAAATAAAGAATTTTTTATTTAAAGAGGAACATCTTCTCGGCGGTGAAATTAAAAGGTTTGACGCGAATTATATGATGGCTCAGTCATGGCAGCGTCTTTTTGACGGTAAAAATATTCTTCCTCACGATATGACAATGCTGTATCACGAACAGTTGGAACGAAAGCTTATGATGGAAGGCTTAACGCAGGACGAAGCTCACAGAGAAGCGAGCGCAAAATATAATTACGATAAGGAGAGCGATGAATACTATGGTACGATTAAAAAATATAAAAAAGAATGAGGAAAATCACACAATACAAGCTGATTATATACCCGAACACTCAGAAGAGGTAGGTTTTGTTGTTGTGGATTATGAATCCGGTGAAATTATAGACAGCAAGTTTACTTCTTATGATAGAACATTTAAGTCTTATTGTCATCATGCTGCGAAAGGACTTCGCAATATTATAAGGGATGAAGCGAAAAAGGGAATACCTGAGACCTATACTGCTATGTGGTATTAAAAAAGAGTTTGAGAATATTATGCTTCGATTAAAAAATATAAAAAAGAATGAGGAAAATCATACAATTCAGGCGGAATATATACCTGAAGACTCAGAAGAGGTAGGTTTTGTCGTTGTTGACTATGTGTCAGAGGAGTTAATCGACAGCAAAATTACATCATATGATGAAATCATTCCTAATTATCGACATCACGCAATGTATGCATTGCTTGATATGATAAAAGAGAATAAAGAATTGCGTGAGGAAAGTCTTGTTATGTGGTATTAAGGAAAATGATTGAATAGGCAAATATATTCTTTAAATATATATTGATAAAATAAAAATATAGGTTGCATTTATCCTATATTTGTGATATAATAACTATGAGGTGAGTTATTATGACGATTGACACAAGATTATTAGTGCCTATGACTGACGCTAATCAGAATTTTTCAAAAGTTGTGAGAATTGTTGACGAAAGCGGTATGGCTGTTATTTTAAAAAATAATAAACCGAGATATCTAATATTAGATTTTGACGAGTATGACGAAATACAGGCAGCTCGGAAAAAGATGATAAACAATACTGCCGATAAACTTATTAAAGAAAATCTTGAAGCCTTTACGGAGTTAGCGAAATGATTGTTTTAACCAAAGAGGAAGTAATAGTTCTTCATGAGAAACTTTTATCTGAAACGGGAGGTTTGTCGGGCGTAAGGGATATGGGACTTCTTGAGTCGGCAGTGTCGAATTGTATGCAGACTTTTGACGAAGAGGATTTATATCCGACCGTTATAGAAAAGGCTGCTGTTCTTGCTTTTTCAATTTGCAAAAACCATCCTTTTAATGACGGTAATAAAAGGACCGCGATTCTTTCTATGCTTGTAATTCTTCAGTTGAATCAGATAAAATTATCGTATTCGCAAAAAGAGTTGATTGCTCTGGGACTTGGAATTGCTGACGGAACTATCGATTATTCTCATATCGTCGAGTGGATTACCCGGCATATCGTACAATAGAATAAATTAAATTAAAAACCGCTGTTTTATACGGCGGTTTTTTTGTTTTTATCAGTAATAAACCGAATTTTTAATATATCCGTACATGAAAATTTAATTTGTGTTATAATGTAATTGAACACAGCGGAGAAAGTCCGCTTTACAAATAATTTTATTCAGAATACGGCGCTCCGCCGAGAGCGGAAACGCTCTATAAAATCATTTCAGGAGAGGAAAAAACAATGAAAAACATCTTTGAAATTCTTACGGAAAACGGTATTGAAATTCCAGAGGAAAAGAAAGAAACGATTAAAAAAAGCGTTTTTGAAAATTACAAAACGGTAAAGGAATTTGAAACGCAGAAAGGCAAGTTAGACACGGCAACCGAAACAATAAACGGACTTCAGACTGAGATTGAAACGCTCAAAACTTCGGGAGCTGACGTTGAGGAATTGCAGAGAAGACTGACTGAATATGAAAACGCTGAAACCGAAAGAAGAAACAGAGAAGCCAAAGAAGCGAAAACGGCTGCTTTGAAATCGAGATTTTTTCCCTTAAAAGGCGAAAAGACCTTTCTGAACGAGGGAACGGAAAACTGGATATTCTCAGAATTTGTAAAAGCTCTTGACGAAGAGAAATACAAAGGTAAGGGAGATACCGAGATCTACGAAGAAATAACAAAGGATAAAAACATTTATACAAATCCAAACAGCTCTTTTAAAACGCCGCCTGTCGGAAGCGGTTCGCAGGATTCGGGAGACGAATCATATTTGCAGAGCTATTATAAGGGAAACCCGTTTTTTAAATAATGAAAGGAGATTTAAATAGGAATGAAATATAACAGTTTAAACGTTGACGAAAAGTATTCGAGAATACTCGAACCGAATCTTTTCTTTGACACGCCTTTTGTCCCCGGCGTAACTTATACGGACAAATATCAGGAAGGACCCGCAGGTCAGATTTACGTTCATAAACTCAGCACTTCGGCGGTCGAACCCGGAACTCCCGGAAGAGACTTTACCGACGAGGCGACGGCTGACGAACTTATTCCGATAGCTATAAACAATAACTATCAGAAATCAAAGAAGATATACGGAGTTCAGGCGGCTGCGGTTGCTTTCCCCGTCGCAAACGAGCAGTTAAGTCTTGCGACTATGGAAGTACGCGAGGGCAGACAGCAGTCTGCGAACGCTTGTCTTATTACGGAGGGAACTACTTCCGCTACTAAGACCGCAATTACCTCGGCAAAGAACGCGATTATAGCGGAACGTACCGCGATTTCCAAAGCTAAGGGAAAAGCCGACGTTATTCTTTGCGCTCCCGATTTCTTCGGTCAGCTTCTTGAAGAAATCGGCAAAGAGTATACTCCTGTCGTAAATGACAGAGTAGCGGCAACGGGCGCGATCGGAACCTGGTTCGGATTTACCATAATCGAGGATAACGGTCTTTCCGCGACAAACGCGAAATACATAAACACGGCGGGAACTACCAAAACTGCGGCATTCGCAGGAGTTGACTTTATTATGTATAATCACGAGGCTCTTTCGATTATTGATAATCTTGAGGCAATGAGAATTGTTGACAGCGAAAACTTTGTCGGCTCGAAAGCTCAGGTCGAAATGAACACAGGATTCAGAGTAACAAATCCCGCACTCGTAAGGGTAAGGTCTCATACGGCGGCTTCGGAGTAAAAGAAAGGACGGCTGAAGAATGTATCTGACTTATGAGGAATATCAGGCTTTCGGCGGTAAGATAAGCGAGACAGACTTCAGCCGTTTCTCCTACCGCGCAAAAAGAGAACTCGACAAAGCCACTTTTGACCGTCTGGTAAGTAAAGAGGCGGACGAGAACACAAAGAGGTGTATGTTTGAGCTTGTGGAGTATATCGCGGACAATAACGGCGGTATCGCGGCGGTTTCAAGCGTTTCGAACGACGGGTATTCCGTTACTTACGCCGAAACAAAAACGCCTGAAAAAGCGTTGTACGGTATTATATACGCGTACTTCGCCGATACCGATTTGATGTACCGCGGTACGGAGGGGTAATATGGCGTACTTCTGGAACAAAACGATAACGCTTTATAACAAGTCCGAGGATATTCTGACGGGCGTTGTCACCTGGAACAGACACGTTCTTTATAACTGCTTCGTAAAAAGGACGAACGGCGAAACAAACGCCGGAAACGTTAGGTTTCAGACCGACGGTACTGTTATACGGATACCCGAACAGAGTAATTTTGTTCCGCAGTATGAGTGGCTGAGTTTGCCGAATGACAGGATGAAAGAGGCAATGACGCTTCAGACTGGGGATTTAATTATTCTCGGAGCGGTTTCGGACGATATAGACGAATATACGGACGGACAGCGGTCTACTGATATTACGGCGAAATATGCCGCTCTCGGAAGCGTGTATGTTTCTTCGGTAAATATAAACACCGATTTGCCGAATAAGCACTATTTGGTAAAGGGGGAATGATATGGACTATACGACGCCGTTTTTGAAATGGCTGCTTAACAGCGACTATATACGCGGCAACAAACTGTTTCTGAACGCCGCCGAGGCTAAAGACAATAATATTCAGATTGTCACTCAGCAGATAACGCGTTCTCAGGACAGGGAATATGTGGACGGCTCTGTTTTGCGAAGAATAGTATTCACCGTTTTCGATTTTAAATCGATATCGTTTAATCAGCTTGTAAAAACAATGTTTGAAAACTCCGAAAACGTTGTCGATTTGCTCGAAGCGGGGCAGATAATAGACTATGTCGAACGTAAAAACAAGGAAAGAGATTTCCCCGACTTCGGAAAAGACCTTGAAGTTCAGAGAATATATTCCGAATACGGAAGCCCGTCAACCCCGACCGTTGACAATACGATGCGGCTCGCGAAGTATTCGATACCGATTATATGCGAGGTTCTTGATTTAAGGGAGTGTCTGTTTTGAGGGTAACAGTTCAGGGATATCTTGACGATAAACTTAAAAAAGCCGTGTCTCCCGAAGCAAAGATTTTTCTGCTTACGTCTTGGTATCGGGCAATGTATCCTTATATCCCGTTTGTAACCGGAATGCTTGCCGATAATGTCGAAATAAAAGAAGACGGGATATATTTTAATCAGGTATACGCCGGACGGCAATATTTCGGAGACGGTTTCAACTTTACCAAAGACCAGCACCCTCTTGCTCAGGCTCGGTGGGGAGACGTCGCGTGGGAGCTTGACGGCGAAAAGATAATGAATGATTTTAAACAATACATAATAACAAAGGAGGAATAATAAAGTGACAGATACGGAACTTAAAACATATCTTGCTAAATTCGAACATTCCGATACGGGCGACGTAAAGAGACAGAAGTTCGTATTGTATGCAAAGAAAAGCGACGAGGAAAATTGGACGGCGATCGGATATAAACAGGAGAGCGCCGCTATATCCAACAACTACGATACTACGGAACTGACAGACGTTCTCGGAGATAAATATAACGAGGTAAACGATAAGAACGAAACTATTGAGATGTCCGAATATCACATAAATAAATCTAAATCGGATTTCTTGAACAAAGCGTTTAAATATACTGTCGCAGGACTTGAAAGCGAACTGACGGATTATTCTCTGCTTATGGTTTTCGGATGGCTTGTTGACGAGAGCGGCAATATGCTTGCCCGTAAGGTCGACGGCGTATCTTTGCGTCTTGACAATCTCGGCGGTCAGTCGTTTACAATGGCTGACGTATCTTTCAGCGGAATTTCAAAAGGAGAGTTCGGAACAGTTTCCGATTTGAAAAATCCAACATTCACAGCCGCGACAGCAGCGGCATAAACAGGGGCGAGTTTTCTCGCCCTTTATACTAAAGGAGCTTTGAATATGGAAGAGAATAAAGAAATAAACACGGTAGAAACAGTTGAAGAAGCAGATTTCGGATTGGAAAAAATCAGGAAAAGATATCGTATCAAAGGAACTGACGATTATATTGAGATAGATTTGGGAGATATTAACTTACCGGGAAGAGCAAAAGAAGCTCAGAAGAATATCACCGACTATATGACGAAAAACACAAAGAAAGCCGAAAAAGCAGATAAGGAAAAGAATATCGACGCTCAGCTAAAACTGCTTACCGACTGCGATATATATGTGAAAAATCAGATAAATTATATATTCAAATCCGATGTCTGTAAGATTATATTTGGGGACACTTCTTCAATAAGCGTAACAAGAGAGGGCGAATATTATTTTGAATGTTTCCTGAATGCAGCTTTTGCTATTATTGAAAAGGAATATGACGTTCGTATGACAAAACTGAGCCTCAGAACAAAATCGTATACGGATAAAAAGGGTATGCACCCGGCGTATAAAAAATAATGTTCGAATTACCGTATAGTTTGCCCGTTAATGGGGTTAACCGTCCGATAAACTGCGATTTCAGGGACGTTCTTCAGATATTTTCGGCTCTTAACGACCCTGCGCTGTCAATGCAGGAGAAAAACTATATTTTGCTTTATAATCTGTATGTCGATGACTTTTCGGAGTTCGGAGACATAGAAGAAGCGTATAAACAGGCTCAGTGGTTTTTTGACGGCGGCAAAGATTTGAGTAAAGAAGAAGCAAGTCCGAAAAAAATTCTTGACTGGAAAAAGGATTACCCTCTGATAATTCAGGCGATAAATCCGAAAGTTAAAACGGCGGAGGACGCGAGAGACTTACCGTTTCTTCATTGGTGGACTTTTCTCGGATATTTCGCGGAACGCGGGGAGTGTCAGCTCTCAACGATTCTGAATATAAGGGAAAAACTCGCGAAAAATCAGAAGCTCGAAAAATGGGAACAGGAGCTTTTAAGGGATAATAAAAGCCTTATAGTGTTAGACGATGAAATCGACAGCGAATTTGAAGCTGAGATCTGGGGAGGTGAGGGATAATGAGAGAAGAATTTGTTCTTGATATGAACCTTGACATATCGAAAGCGGAAGCCAAGGCTAAAAAATTAAACGCTGAGTTTGAAAAGCAAAAAATCAAGGTAGAGGAACTGAAACAGCGTTACCGGGAAAGTTCCGCCGAACTCGATGAAATGACTTCTTATCTTAAAGAGCTTGAAGCCATCACGACAAAAACGGCGGAAGAGGAAGCGAAAAAACAGGCGAGAATTGAAGCGTACAAAGCCGATATGCAGATACTTGTTGATAAAGTCGCTAAAGAGCGGACTGAATATGAACTGCAAACGGCGAAACTTTACGAAAAGGGCGTCGCGATAAAAGAGAATATTCAGGGACACAGGGAAGAAGCCTCTGAACTTGAAAATGTTTCGGAACAGACAAAGAAAGTTTCAAACGGTTTTACTAAGTTCGCGAACAGGCTCAAAGAATTAGTAAAACAAGCCTTTATATTTACCGTAATAAGTCAGGCTTTAAGAAAACTTAAACAGCAGTTTTCCGACTTCATAGCTCAAGACCCCGTTCTTAATTCTATGATGACGGAGCTGAAAACAAATCTGAGGATTATCGGTCAGATATTTGTCGAGACTATAAAACCCGTTTTACAGTGGATTTTAGAAAAACTCGTATTTATTACCGATACGATAGTCTCGGCTCTCGCGAAACTGCTCGGAAAGAGCGTAAAAGAAATGAAAGCTCTCGCGAAAGCTACGAAAGAAGCAACGAAAGCCTTCGCCGGGTTCGATACTATTCAGCTTATAGATACTTCGGGAGACGGTTCGGGCGGCGATTCGATGATGAACACCGTTAAAAATACTCTTGACAATATTTACGCTATGCTTGCAGTCGGAGCGGGACTGATTGTTTTGGGAGCGATTTTGGCTCTTTCGGGCGTTAATATTCCTATCGGTATAACTTTAATGGCTCTCGGGGCGTTTATGCTGTATAGCGTAATCAGCGAACATTGGGATGAACTTCCCGAAAAGATGAAAGGAATAATTAAAGCATTTCTTGTTGTCGCAGGTCTTGTCGGAGTCTTTTTAGGACTGATATTGGCGTTTACGGGTCATATTTTTATAGGCTTAGCTATGGTAGTTCTCGGAGCATTAGCTATATGGGGAGGACTGTCATTAGAATTAAAAAGCGAAGAAGCTCAGAAAGAGTTTGAAAGTACACTTTCAAAATTGTTTGTTGTTATAAGTTATGTTATGTTAGTTATTGGTATTATTTTATTGTTAACAAGCCATTTTGCCCTTGGGTTAGGGGCGATAATAGGAGCAATAACTTTATTACATATTGCAAAAAAAGACCCAGACGGTCAAGCATTGGCGAATGAAATAAATAAACAGTTAGAACCTGTGTTTGTAATTGGAGGAACTCTTTTCTTGGTTTTGGGTATTTTATTGTGCTTAGGCGGAGATCTTTTGCATGGTATTGGGTTAATAGCTGTCGGTGCGTTTATGCTTGGATATGCAGTAATGAATGCTCAGCCTGGAGGGTTAGTTAAGGCATTAACGGCACCTTTTGATATGGCTGTTGAATGGATAAAACGATTATTCGAAAATTTATATATATGGATGATAAAAAATGTGCCGTTTTTTGATAAGATAGCTGAAGTTTTTTCCGGAAAAAACAAAGTTCGTCAATATAAAAAAGGAGATTACAATTTACTTGATTTTAATAATATCGCCGCGGATTTAAAAATTGAATCAGTTATGGGGATAGATACAACCCCTATACTGAAAGGTATGTATGAACAAAGAACAGGCAAGAAACTTTATTCTTACGGTATACAGGACGGTAAGGAAGTTGTAATAGAGCAGAAAGATATTGACGAGGCTAATCTTGAGTATTTAAAGAAAATGGGGCTGAAAGTCCCCAAATACGCGACGGGAGCGGTTATTCCCGGCGGAAGTCCTTTCCTCGCTATGCTCGGAGACCAAAGAAGAGGTCAGACGAACGTCGAAGCTCCTCTCGATACGATTGTCGAAGCGTTTAAAGCCGTTCAGCCGGAACAGAAGTTTACTATCGAAGCCACGGGCAGTATGTCTCAGCTGATAAAACTTTTAAATCTCGAAATAAAAAAAGAGGACAGACGGTCTTCAATAAAGGCGGTGAAAGTCTGACAGATGGTATATATTGACGGAATTAAATTCGCGGCTCGCTGGGTTTCGAATACGTTCACGGAAAAGGCGGAAATTGTGAACGGGGATAATTCGACCCGCTTACAGGGGAATAAAGATATGTATCTTGAATATGTCGGAACATTCTTTAATTTTTCGGGCGAACTTGTAAGGGAAAAGCGTCAACCGTGGTATCATAATGACCCGACGACAGATCTTGACTGGGATAACTTATTTAAGAGACTTTCAAGCCCATATAATAAGCACACTATAAGGTTTCCGCACGATCAGGGGTATTTGGAATGCGAAGTATACATTTCTTCTATCGAAAGAACCTTGAGATTCTGCGATAAGGAAAATGACAGAAACAAGTGGGACAGCGTGTATAAAGTTCAGTTTGTTCCCGTTAAATCGCAGTGGCTCGCGGGTAAAAATATTAAAGGATATACGCCGAGGATAGACCAATGATAAAATTAAAGATGATAAAGCCGAATAACCCGAAACCCGACTTTATACAAAGTCCTACGGCGGTTTTAGATAACTTTTCCCTGTCGATACAGGACGTATATAATACGACGGCAGAACCCGATTATATAACGCTTGACGGCTTGGGAATAAATCTGAACGACACGGACAAAGGCTTTTATCAGGACGGGGATTACGCGGGGCTGGTATGGAGCGGACTGTCGGACGGGAACAGATTTGTAGACGGTTACATATGGTTTATGGAAGATACGCCCGACAATCCGAAGCCGCTTTCGAGCTACGGTCCGAACTTTACGATAGAGTTTTACGGCGATTGCTGCGAGAAGTTCAGTCTCGGCATTTTTGACGGCGAAGATCTTCATACCGACGTAATGGAAGTTCCCGTTGAAAACGGGGTCGTTCAGCTTTCTATTAAAGACCTTGAGAAGTTTTATCCCGTATACGGTATAGTTTTAAATAATTTCTATACGGAGGAAGCCTCTCAGTGGATAAAGATTTCAACGGTATCTTTCGGGGCGATAACAATATTTACGGATGTTATAGATTCGGAAGTAAACGAAGAAATAAATATACTTTCGGACGATCTGCCGATTTCAACCTTTAACGCGACGGTTGTAAACACATATAACGAAGCGTTCAAAAAGGATTATCCGATATATGTATATAACGATAATTTATTCTTCGGAAAATTCTATATTACGGAAGCCGAAAGAACGGGAGAAAACGTTTATTCTCTTCAGGCGGAAAACGCCGTCGGACGGCTGGATAAAGTTCCGTATGACGATTGGGGCGAGATTTCGAACGTGTATGAGGACAGGCTCGCGATCGTAAATTTGTCTGATTTTTGTTCCGAGATACAAAGGCGGACAAAAATGAAAATCGACACAAGCGGAATAGCCGATATTGACAGGCTGAATATTCAGGGAGTCGTAAAACCCGATACCTGCAGATACGCTCTGTGCGCGGTTGCTTTTTGTCTCGGTTATGTCGTTGACGGAACAAGGTCTGAGGATAATATAGTATTAAAGAAAATTTCTACGGAATTAAAACCGACAATACTGCCGGACAGGATTTTAGGCGACAGCAAACTTAACGAGTCGGAGGATATTTCTTCAGCGGTAATTATCAGCTCGGAGTTTATAAATATCGGAGCTATCGGAGACGATGTTTCCGTTAAACTTGACGGAACGGTTATCGGTACGAGGTATCGGCAGACGTGGGATAAGCCTCGGTACGCGAGAGTCGCGAGGAACGGAGCTGTAAAACTCTATAAAAACAACTTCAACTATATGGAATACGAACTGACTTCCGCAGTTTCTGAAATAGATACGGGCGTCGCGGTTTTGGGACAGAGAGCCGAAGTCGTAACCAATCCGAACGCGGAAGTTGAAAACACTGTTACTTACGACGAGTTTTCCGACGTTATAGGCAATAAGGGCGGCAGAAACTATATATCAAGAGCTGAAGACGTGGGCGTGTTTATAAAGTCGAGAGGCACCGTTTCCGCAAAAATAGTTCTTAACGGAGAAAAAGTCGGGGATATCGTTAAGATACAAACGGCGTGGGACGGTGACGTCGTCGGTATAATTACAAGTATGACGACAAAACTCGGAGGAACAAACGTCGCGGACGTCGAAATATTCGAATGGAAGGGAGCATTGACAAGTTCCGAAACTCTTGAAACAGACAGGTGGTACGAATAATGGAGTGGATAACCTTAGAAAAAACCGAGTTTCTTACAGCAGAACAACTGACTGATATATATAACGACTGTTTATGGATAAACGGGCGTTTCAAGAAACTCGGATATGCGACTTATGAAATGGCTGACAGCTCCGCAACGATTGATATGAATCCGAAATTCATAAAGCAGTGTTTTGACAGAGTAGAAGAGAATTTGAAAAAGTTACATACTTCTATATATGACTGGGACGAAAATTATCCGGGAGTATATACATGGGGTAAATATAACGTTACGATGAAAGCCCGTGTGTGGGCGTGGATAGATTATCTTAACTCTCTGTTTGATATCATAAGCGACGAAGTTCTGAGAGATATAAACGGGGATATAGTTCACGATGAAAACGGGGAAATGATAACCGTTCTAATAAATGAGGAGGCGAACTGATGGCAATATTCGGCGGTACTGTCGAACAGATAGAGAATACCGAAAACAAAGCAAACATTATATACAAAAACGAGGGAATAAACGATTCGAAACTTTATCCGTCGGTGAAAGCGGTGAGAAATTATGTGGGAGAAAGCAACAGGGTTGTTTCTACAGTTATAGAATATAACTCTTCGGCAAGCGGAACGACGCCTCCCGTAAACGGGTGGACAAGTTCTGTTCCAAGTGTCGAGGCGGGAAACTATTTATGGAGCCGAACTGTTATTACATATACGGATAATACGACTTCGACGGTATACGGGGTCAGCCGAATGGGTAAGGACGGTTCTGGCGGCGGTTCGGGAGGAAGCGATATTGCTTATGAAACGGGGACTTGGACGCCGTTATTCAGCGGAGGAGGGTGGTTAGGCTCTGACGCTAATCTGCAAACCAAAGGAACGTATGAACGAATAGGAAATCAAGTATATTGCTCGGCATATTTCACAAATTATTCTCCGTTAACGTCTACGGTCGCGGCAAATAAAACTTCGATCGGTTCTTTTAACGGACTGCCGTTTGTACCTAAAAAGTTTTCCTACTTAGATAACGGGGAAGATTATACGGTAGAAATAACCGCGTTTACAATATTAAACGGAGAAACGGACGACGGTTCCGTAGTTCCGAATAACTATTCTTTATACTGCAGCAGGCTTGGAAACTGTTCTTTTTATTGCGACGGAAAAACAACGAACTGGACAACAGCAACCGTTGCGGAGGGAATGGAAAAAGTAAAGAAGATTTTCGCCGGCTATGATACTCGAATAAGTTTTATGTATGAAGTTGAATAGGAGAAATAAAATGGAAATTGTTACAGAATATTATATTGATAAATTAAATATAAAAAGCGTAAGCATAGCGAAGCAGGAGTTTCTCGTAAGAGAAAGCTCGGAGCAGAAGCTCGGAGAACTGCACAGAAAAGCGTATTTTAACAGCGAAGACGGCAGGGCGGAGCTTTCGGAAGAGATTCCCGAACCGTATGTTTCGGCGGTCTTGGCGGTATGGGGAAACGTCCCGACAGCGGAGGACGGAGGCGGCGATGAATAACGGAATAACAGTAACGGCGGAGACGGTGATAGCGGCGGGGGCGGTTATTACCGCGCTGATAGCGATCTTCGGCGTGATATTCGCGGCGTACAGATGGTACTTAAAACAGGGCAGACAGGACGAGGATATAGCGAACATAAAGGAAGAAAACACCCTTATCTGCTTCGCGCTGTCGGCTTGCCTTGACGGTCTGATACAGTTAGGAACTAACGGAATGACACACGAGGCAAAGGATAAGTTAGATAAGCATTTAAACAAAAATGCTCATAAATAAAAACAAAAAAGGAGAAGAAAACAATGAAAGAAATCAACGAAACAAAAACAAACAACATGGCGGTTCAGGCAGAAACGCAGGGCAGCGTCACATACGGCGAGGGCACATGGAACCCCGTATTCACAGAAGCTGCCGTCGAAGGTCTTATGAGCAGTAAGAACTTCAAATATACCAGAATAGGAAACGTCGTTCGCTGTTACGGTTACTGTTCTCTTAACTGCGACGCGGTTGAAGATAATCTTGTGACCTTTGACGAGGTAACGCCTCTTTCCTTTACAGGTCTTCCGTTTACAATAAACGGTTTTGACCGCAAAGGCTATCATTCGGGAACATTCAGCGTATACGAGGTTATGCCGCTCTGGGGAGCTCAAGGGGGTAACAGAATATGTATTTATCCGGCGGCAGACCGTTTCATTATGTCGTCAGCGGCTAAAAAGGCATTTTTGGACGATAATACTTTCAGCATGGACTTTACATATATTCTCAGCGAATAAGGACGTGATATAAATGAAAGTAAACTGGAAAGTAAGGCTGAAGAACAAAGCGTTCTGGATTGCGGCGATTCCCGCGGTTCTTCTGCTTATTCAGGTAATTGCGGCGGTCTTCGGTCTGGAGCTTGATTTCGGAGACCTCGGAAACAAACTCCTCGCGGTCGTGAACGCGGCGTTCGCGCTGCTCGCGATTCTCGGAATAGTCGCAGACCCCACAACTTCGGGGCTGTCGGACAGCAGCAGGGCGATGAATTACACCGAACCCGCGAAAAGCGAAGCGGAGGTGATTTCCGATGACATTAACGGCTAAGGCTCTCGCGGAGTTCTGCATTGCTCAGACGGCGAAAAGCTCCGCGTATATGTGGGGAGAGTTCGGGAGAAAGATAACGAACTCCACAATATCGCAGAAAGCTAAACAGTATCCGTCGAGATATACGGCGGCGAGACAGAAGACGCTTAAAGGCTATGTCGGAAAGGATTATATAGGCTGCGACTGCTGCGGACTGTATAAATATTTCCTCTGGACAGACGGCGGAGCAAAATCAATCTCATACAGAGCGGCAACAGACCGAAGCACAACGGGAATGTATAACGCCGCCGTAAAAAGAGGAACGATTGACACGCTTCCGGAAGTTCCGGGGACAATCCTCTATATGACGGGACATGTCGGAGTTTACATAGGAAACGGCGAAGCGGTTGAATGTACGCTCGGCAGATACGGAGACGGAATCGTAAAGACGAAAGTCGAGGGCAGAGGGTGGACGCATTGGCTGCATATGCCTGAAATCGACTATTCGGAAAGCGAAGAGCCGAAGACCGAAACACCGTCGGAAACAAGCGAATACGTCACGATGACGGTAACGCCGAAAGTCGGACTGTGGCTGCAAAACAGCGACAGAGCGTGGAACAGTACAACGCGCATAACCTGTATGCCGAAGAACGCAAAGGTACAGGCGTTTAAGAACAGCGAGAAACGTCTCGGAAACTATACTTGCGTTAAGGTGATGTACGGCAGCAGAGCAGGGTTCTGCGCGAAAGAATATCTGAAGTAAATATATAACCGCCGAACTGAGATGAGGATAGATTTTGTGGCATTATTTGTGGCATTATTTAACGGAAAAATGCTTCCCAAAACGGAAAAATCTTTCTTAAAATCATAACTTAAAACAAAGAAAAAAGCTGATAATTTCAAGGAAACCTTGATTTTATCAGCTTTTTTGTGTGGTGGAGGCGAGGGGAGTTGAACCCGAATATTGTTCCTTATAATTCGCTTATCTATCATATATTTTCGTTTTTGCGGCATTTAAAATGGCATTTTATAAGAAAAAATATGCGGTTTTTACTCTTTTGATATCGCATTCAGCAGGCTGTCAATATTGTCGTTTAAAAGTTTTCTGTATTGCTTCGATTCTTCGGAGATAGTATGCGTATAAACATACTTATATGTGTTATTTGTCGCCCATCCTCCCATTTCCATAGCGTAGCGGTCGGGGATTTTCAGTTGCGTCATTAAAGAGGCGTTTATATGTCTGAGAAAGTGAAAAGACATTTTCGGCAAACCGTTGATTTGCAATGCTCTTGAATACCGTTTATATATGGCATTGTGAGTCATAGGAACAATCCATTCCGACGTTCTTTCCGAATTGTCTAACAAATTTTTAAGATAATCGGAAACCGTAACATACCGAGTTCCGGCGGCGGTTTTTGTTGTTTCTTTGTATACGTCTTCTGTTCCGCAGCATAACTTTACGCCGTGTATATATAATTGTCTTCCGTCATAGTCTTCCCATTTTAAACCTCGTATTTCCGACATCCTCATTCCCAAAGTCAAAGCCATAGCGACAGGGACTTCAACACCCGTTCCGTCCGCAGCTTTTATTATTTGAGGAATAATATCTTTTGACGGCAGTTCGTGTTGTTTGCGTTCTTCTTTCGGGAGATTTATAACCTGATTGAATTGTATTCCGCATACTGTCTTTAACGCGGAGCAGAGAAGACTGTACGCGTTTTTAATTGTTTTCGGACTGATTCCGCTGTTATATTCGTCGTTAATCGCTTTTTGTATGTCGATATGCGAAATCATACTGACCCTTTTCCCCTGTAACGAAATAAAGCGTGTGCGAGCTATCGTTTCATATCCTGAAATAGTTGAGGGGGAGAGGACTGTTCTGTGAATATTTATATATTCTTTTAAAGCGTAAGCAAGGGTCATTGTCGTGTCGCTTGTGTTGTACCGATATTCTTCCTGAAATTTTTCGGCGGCGGCAACTGCCTTGGCGGCGGTCTTTTCGGTAAAAGATTTTGAATGCTGTTTTCCGTCAGAGCCGTAATATGTGGCTCTCGCTCTGTATTTCCCCGACGGGGTTTTCTCCGCTTTAATCAATCGTATCACCTCTCTGTGTGTCAGTGATAAAATTTTACCATATTTATTGTCAGTTGTAAAGACTTTTTAAGATATAAATTGTATTGACAGTATAAAATTGTTATGGTATAATATACGCAGAAAATTTTACCGTGTAAGGTCTTTACGTCTAAAATAAATATTTCGGAGATAAAATAATGAAAAATACAGAATATTATTTATCTAAAGGGTTTGATAAAAAAACAGCCGAATATTTTGTGGGCGGAAGAAGAAAGATAATAGACGTATGCCCGAATAATGATTTTACGCTTACTCTTACTTTTGATAATAGGGAAAAGCGGATTTACAATGTCGCTCCGTTATTAAAGAGCGGAACTGTTTTTGAAAAATTCTCAGATCTGAAAAATTTTAAACGCGTATATATTGACGACACAAATAGCGTGGCGTGGGATATAGACCCCGAAATCGACAGCCGCGAAGTATGGAGCAATAAGGTTGATATCAGTTCCGACAGCTGTTATTTAGACAGTATACCCTTTATATGATATATTAAAAATACCGCCTTAACGGGCGGTATTTTCTTTAAAGCGGACTGACGTCCTTTATTCCTTTTGCAAGTTTATACATACGCTGCATTATCGTATTTTCGCTGAGATATTCCAATCCTTTGAGGGTTATTCGGACGTTATCCTCTTCAATCTGTATATCTCCGAGTAAATCTCTGTAAACTCTGATACCTTTTATATATCCCGAATCGACAAGCATTTCTATATATTTTCGGTATCGTGCTTCGGAAATACCGAGTTTATCCGAACTGATTGTTTTTAAATTAAATTCTTCAAAATCGAGAGCTTTTTCAAGGGTGTTCAGAATCTTGTATATTATCTTGAAGTTATCCGTATGAATCACTCCTTGTTTTCATTTTTCAAGGCTATTCGAATCAATCTTTTTATTTCCGTCTGCATTGGTTTCCCCTCTAAGGCTTGTAAAATATCGTTGTCATTCTTTTTATTAAGTTTCAAACCTATAAAGCGAGTGTTCTGTGCTTCGTATTCCTTTTGTTTTTCTGCTCCTGTTCTGTGATAATATTCGTTTTGTATCTGAGCTTTTGTTTTTGCCATAAATCAGCCCTCCGAAAAAACTTGACAATTTGATTTTTATTTGATATAATGTAATCAAGTGAGCGGCTTGCCGTGTCCTCGGCGGTCGTTCCCTGAGTCAATTTTGAGTTGTAGGAAACGCCGTCCGCTTTAGGGCGGTTGTTTTCTTTTACTTAGATTTCAGCAAAAGAACGATAAAAAATGAAAAAATAACGATTGTCGTTATGTATTCCATAGTATCGCCCCCTTTCGGGGAACAACCTGCCGCTCCTGATTACATTTATATTGTATCACAGTTTAACTATTATGTCAATATGCTTTTATACGATTTTACAAATAGTTCAAACTTCCGATATAAGCATAAAATTAAAATATATGATAAAATATAATCATAAAAAATAAAAAAGGGTCGCATGAATACGCATACAAAAACGCCTTTTCGGTTTTTTATTTGTTCGGCAGGCGAAATGATTGATTGCCTGACTGACTGATTGATTGACGGAGAACCCTGCCGCGAGTGGGAAAAAACCGCCTTGTGGGCGGTTTTCTTCTTATCTGTCTGTTATATGAAGTTCCTGTTTTAACGCTGACTGCAATACCTGAGAAAAATTTATATTTGCTTTTTCCGCTTCATAGCATAGCCATCCGGGAATAGTACAGTTCTTCTTAACGGCTCTCATTTCGTTTTGACGGCGGTATTCCGTAAAATCAACGTCTACAAGAGAAACAATTTCATTTTCGTTATGATTAACATCTTTCATGGGAGTTGCCGTAGGAATGTTTTCCCCGTCATCTTCCATAGTTATTCCCATTAGACCTATCGCGTCTCTCGCCATTTCAATAGCTTCCGTTAAACTTTCTCCCTGCGTATTGATATCGAAATCCGGAATATATACGACAAAGCCTGTTTCATCGGGAATCAATATAATCGGATATGAATTTTTCATATAGTTATCCTCCTAAAATAAATTATATGTGAAAGCAAAGGCAGAGCGGGGCTTATTTCAGCCCTCGCCTTTTTATTATTGCCCTTGCAAGGTTTTCTTTAATCTCTTTGTGTCTCGGTATTGGCTCTTTATCAGCTCCGTTGGTATATATGTCGTGTCCTCCTCCGTTTCTCATTAAATACCATCCGTTTCGATTTAACAGCCTTATTAAATCAGTTCGCTTCGTCATTAACACCTCTTTTCTATACTTATATTATACGCCTTTTATGCGTATTTGTCAATATGCTTTCATATGATTTCACAAATAATTCAAAAAGAAAGCCGCCTCGTCAAAGACGGCTTTCTCGATTCAGACGCTATTTTTATTTCTCAGGCATATCCTTTCCGAACGCTGTTTTTATAAAGGCGATAACTATCTGTTTTTCGTCTTCGTCAAGCTCTCCTGTCAGTCTGTATAGTTTATCATCACTGTGTCTGTTTGAATTTCCGAACAGTAAATAATCCGTATCAGCTTCGAGAACTTCAGCTATGTTTTTAAAATTCTCAGCCGAAATTCCTTTTTCACCCCTTTCTACTTGATATATAAATGTTTCGGATAGACCTGTCTTTTCAGCGATATACCAAACTTTTATATCTTTCTGTTTGCGGATTTTTCTTATTCTTTCGCCTAATTTAACATCAAATTCTTTTTTAACTTTCATAATAATTACACTCCTTTTTCGGTAATAAAACCTCAAGGGCATAATACAATTTCAGCTATTTGACATATTACGAATAAGAATTTCCCTTTTTTTCGGTTCATCACTCCTTTTTTCTGTATTTTAAGTAGTTTCAATTTTACGGACTCATTTTAATCAACCCCGTTTCTTAGATATTATGATATTAAGCCCCTTTGGTTTCATAGAATAAATAAAAAAAGCCGCTGAAATCCTTAACGATTCAGCGGCTATACTAAAATAACACAAACGGCTCATATATTTTTATTACTCACATGACAGGCTTTACACTATGTAACTTATTTATGACAATATTATATCATAGTAATATTATTGTGTCAATAGACTGTATTACTAATAAAAAGATTGAGTTTTTTGTCATAATATGGATTTTACAACCTATATTATGTTTACAGACAAAAGGAAATTTTGATAAAATATATCATAACCGGTTAAGGAGG